TTCGATCCCCCCCTCCCTCTGCACGAAAAGCATCGCTATCAGGAGACACCCCCCTTGCTAATTCTGCTAATCTGCTAGCCATCGCCCCTCTTGTCCCTTGCAGTCTTCGACGAGTGACAGCTCGCGCATAGCGTCTGAAGGTTCCGCTGATCGAACGCCGCTCCCCCCTTTGTTATCGGGACGACGTGATCGATCTGCTCTCCCTCGTTCCCGCAGAAAGCGCAGAGAGGATGAGACGCAAGCTGAAGGAATCGAAGTCGCTTCCAGTTCGCTGAATCGTACACCTTGCGCCCCTGTCGGTTCTTCGCCTCTGCCTCTTCCGATGTTTTCCCCGAGCCGAACGTCTTGCGTCCGAAATGAAAAGTTCTCCAGGTTGTGACTTTCTTCGGCATCTGTTGGTCGTTAGATAGCCGGAGCCCTGCCGCTAGAACGACAAGCTGTCGCCTTGCGACGCACTCCATCCCTATAAGTTAAACAGAAGCCGAGCGCTCCTCCTATACCCTCAGAGCAGAACCGAGTCCGCGAACCGACGGAACTCCTCCTCGACGCTGCGCCACGGCTTGAGGATAAGCAGAGAGAAGTCGAGCTTCTTCCCGAACTGTTCTGCGTGTACCGGAAAGATAGTCAGTTGAGAGTCGTCGTCGATGACCCCGACACCCCAGCCGCGCTCTCTCTTCGTTTGAGGTTCGAGCCAGTCCTTGACCGCTGCCGCGCAGTTGTCTAGGTCGAAGCGAGTCTTCCTCTTCGCGCAGACCAGCAGCCCCCAGATGCGCTCGTTTGCGAACTTGAGCTGACCCCTGGGATAGACAAGGGAGGAGCGTTCAAAGAGCGTCTGCATCGCTCTGAGCCTGTCCATCGTGTCAGGGTTGACGAAGTTCTTCCCTGGTAGCTTTGAGTTCTTGAGAGACGGAAGACGCGAAAGCTCGCCGTGAAACTCGACCTGAAGAGAGAGCAGCTCTTGATTCCGAATGTCTGCCGAGACGAAGACTTCCCCTTGAGTCATCCACCAAAGACAGCCCTTGCGATTCCCGCGAGCTGCAAGCCGCGTCACTTCCCAGCCTTCGCCGCTTTGTGCGCGAGCCCCACAGTGATAAGCCCCAGACCCAGCTCTCGCAGTAGCTCGTTCGCCTGAGCCAAGAAGTCAGCCGAAGCCGTTGCGACCTGAGTGAGCCAGACCACTTCAGGGAAGAGAGGAGCCACCTGCGCCAGAGCCGAGACGATAGCGCTGATCAGAACCATCGCAGCGCCGATCACTGTCTTCTTCCCGTCGAGATACTTTCCGACAGAAGTGAAGCTGAATAAGTAAAGCAGAATCTTTCTCATAGTTTAGTACCTACCCGAAGAAGCCAGCCGCGCCCAGGTCGACAGAAGTCTCGCGAGCGCTGCTCCTCGAGAAAGCGCCCTCCTCCGTTGTCCCAGTCGCAGCCTTCGCCCGACCAGCTTGCACCCCCGATAGAGGGAGAGCATCCCGCGAAGAGGAGAGCGATAGTCGGAAAGATGAACCACAGTCCCGATCATAGCTCGCTCTGAGACTTCGACCGATACCCGTAGCGCTTTGCCTCAGGCTGTCAAACCGATGACCGTCTTTACATCCTGATTCGTCTCTGTGACTTTGTTCAGCTCCGGAGTCAGGTTTGTTCTGACGGCTGCTGCGATGTCGGAGGGACTTGTTCCGTCTCCTGTGACGACGGTGCTTGCTGCGGACTGAATGAGGAGAGCTTGGATTCCTGCGCTGTAGGCGATAGGATCTCCTCCTGGACCTCCAATAAGGTTTCCTCCTGCGACTCGGACGACGTAGTTCCCTGGGACGAAGTAAAGGTTCCAAGCCCCCAGTAATTCGACGGTGAGACCGACTTGGACACCTGGCCCAAGGTTGTCGAGCCCCGATCCTTTGGCGATTCTGTCATAAATGATCCCCTCCTCAGATGCCTGAGCCATTTTGCAAGCGTCGTAAAGTGTAAAGCAATCCACGTCTGTCACTCCGTTGTCGACTAAGACAGTCGAGTCGGAGAAGCGGAACGTGAAAGGCTGAACGTAATAACTCATTACTATACATCCGAGTTTCTGCTCGCGTTTACTGACGCGCCAGAGTTGTTGATGCTTATTGTAGTTGTGAAAGGAATGATTGGCGATGCTCCGCTTCCGTTTCGCACGTCCACGCGAGCATTGAAGTTGCTCGAATATGTAAACGACTGAGTCTCGGAAGTGCTTCCTGCCTGCCTATCCAGATACGGAACAAACACATCATCAGCCGTTACAATGTTTTCACTTAAAGCCGGAGAAAGCCCACTGAAGGTCTTAGTCCCTGCTGCATAGCTCGTGTAAGTGTAGCGCTTTGCTTTGATACGAATAACTCCGCTCGTAGGCGTATCAGTCTTGATTGATTCTACAACCGTGAGAGATGTAGCTCCCGAGGATGCGGCCACCGGCGTATACTCGTCTTTTAAGATTGCGCCTGATCCATTATCGCGAGCGACAAGCACTCGGTCGCCAGAGACAAGATTTCCGACTGTGATTGCCACTACTGTTGGTGGCACCTGAGTCGTTCCGTCGTGAGCAATAAGCTGATACTTTGTCGATTCTGCTGGAAGCACTCCAGAAAGAAACCATCCTTGAGCCACGAAGAACGTACCTCCCGCAAACGTACCAAATGGTGCGGATGGAATCTCGGTGTACGCTGAGTTAAGAACTCTGTATCTCCAGCCTGGAATACTGTTGAGAGTCGCTGCGCTGTTTTCTCGTGTTAAATACTGAAGATACTGATAAGCCTCTGCGAGCGTACAGCCGCCTGATAGCGCAATCGTTCCTTTGTATAGTTTTGAGCCGTTACCGTTTCCAAGGTTTTGGTTAGTATCGCCGAAGGTGACAGTGACTTTAGATGATAACAACGCAGCTTGCCCTTCCGTCAGTGTGATATTGCTATCCACCGCCGTTGCAAGAGCTGCCGAGGTTTCGCCACCCGCCGAGAGGTTTACGTCAAAGTGTGAGTAACTCTGACCCCATTTACGGCTGAAAGCTGTTACGTCACCCGAAGCGATGAAAGAGCCGCCGGTCTTAACTTTTACAAGAATCTGAACATGACCATCAGCCCAGAACTTAGTGAGCTTGCTTCCGTTTTGAACTACATATACTGGAGATGCCGCAACAATGCCTCCGATGGTCTTTAGCCCTGAGTACTGGACGTTTGCGCCATCCTGCTTGATAGAACCAAAGTTGATGTACTGCGCTGCGTCATCGTCAATGTTAAACGCCACCGCTCCAGAGGTAAGGAGGTTAAGACGTGACGCCACCGCTGCATCTCGTGGCCCGTCGAGCTTGGATGGATTCGGTGCAAGAATATCGAGCAGGTCATTACCACTTGCCGCCGCATCATCTGCCAAGTCTTGCAGCCAAGCGTGAAGCTCCAACACGGTATAGACGGTAGTGCCTGAAACGTGCCGAATATCTCCGGTCGATGTGATAGAGAAATCTGCTGCTATTGGCATAAGCGCTCCTTACGAATCAGAAAGCTGGTTAGCTGTCTGACTATTGTTACTATTAGTCAAAGTTGTTGTTGTTCTCCACTCTTGATAATACGGCAAAGAGGTTGCCTTCCTCACCACTATTTCTATCGGAATATCTGACGTATAGGTGTAAGTGTAGGCAAAGCTGCCCGTAGTTACTGCTTGGTTTGCAATCACTGCAAGGGTGTCTGTACGACGCACGAGGATGCGAGAGTCAGTTACAATATTAGAAACCGTAAGAGTGTAGGAAGCCGCAGGGCTATAGTAAGTCCCGTCATCTGCTTGCATACGGGCAAAGCCAGGTACTTCATTTCCAGAGCCATCTACAATTCGAACACCTTTTAATGCCGCTCCAGCAGAGCCGAAGACTGTGCCTCGTGCGGTTTCATAATTAGTACCAACAGCTATCACCATGTCGTGATATGCCATGTTGTGACGTGTGCCATCGAAAGAGTACGAATCCTGCGCCTGATTCCAGCTTAACCATTGTGCAATTGTAGCCGCACTAGAGCCGTCAGTTACAGTTACGGTTATTGACCACTGCTTACTGTTCCAGGTAACAGGACTGGCACCATGATTGGTAATTGTAATCGCTTTGCTCCCTGGATTTGTATCAGCAATAGCGTTATCAATCTGCGTAACTGGAAAACTGCCGCCAAGCTCCTTCAACGTAAAGCCAGACTCAATAGTGTTGTATCCAGGCTTGCGAACTCTAAGTGTTGCCGCCGTATCTGCAAACCACTCGCAAAATAAAGAAATTGGAGCAGTTTTTGAAGCCTGGTAAAGTAAAGCACCATCTGAGTTTCTAAATATTGCTGCTCTAGTGTCCGCAAGAGAGCCCGTGACTAAATACTCAGCTTCATTATCACCGTACGTTGTTGCCGCAATACTGGCTGTATCTGTGTTTGCAAAAACGTAAATTGAATTGAGTCTATTACCTACGTTTGCAGTATTACAAACCGCTCTAATTCTAAGCCTTACGCCTGAAGTTAAAATGCCAGTCTCACCAGAAAGATTTGCTGCTGTAAGCGATTTGAAAGTTCCTGAAAAGCCTGTGCCTTTGTCGATGTCATACGTCAAAGTATGATTAGCTGCATTAATAGCATTTACTGTTGGAGCTGTGTTTGCAAACGATGTAACGCCTTTAATGTAATAGCTCCAAGTCCAGGTAATCTGGTCGTTTAGAGTAACCATAGCAACAGAAGTACCATCACGTCTGAAAGTTCCCACATCTTCTGTGAAAGCTATTTCAGAACGATAATCGTTTGGGTCTTTTGGAGAACCGCAAGCAAGAATCAATCGAATAGTAGTTGGAGCTGTGTAGCTGTTAAGTGTTTCGCTAAAGTGTCCACCCACGCCACCTAACCTTAAGATTCCACCAAGACCTCGCCTTGCGTAACCTGGCACTTGCGTAAAAGTGTCAAATTGCCCTGTTCCCGATGTTACATAGCAAGAATTTAGCAAATAACTGTCTGAAGGTGCGATATTTAACGGATCGGCATTATTGTTTGCGATGTAAATCTTTGAAGCACTAAATCGCTTTAAAACTGGGGCAAAACCAGACAATCTAAAATTTGTACCAGCAATAAATGGTGAACCTGAAGTTCCTATATTTCTTATTCTTACATCGTAGCAATTTGACCAGCTACAGTTCCCATTTGGAGCGTCTATCCAAAATTGATAACCGTCCCAAAGTATATCTGTACTATTCTGAATACCTATTTGCACTGAAGCAATATTTTGTGTAGCTGTATTGTTTCTACCTACAAAAGTCCAATTTTTCAAAGTAACTCCCGTACAGCCGTCTATAAGCCAGTTGTAGAAGTTAGCACCATAATTTCCTATTTTCGTATCTTGCACTAAAACATTTGTACAACCTACGAGTTGACCGCACCAAGTATTACTCTGTGGCCGCATAAAAAAGCCGCCATCTATTGTTACGTTGTTTGAAAGTCTAGCGTTAAACGCAAACTCTGAAAACATTCCCCAATTGTAACAATTTTTAATAGTTACTTTTTTGCAATTTTGCATCCAGAAGTGAGCGGCATAAGAAGCACCATAACTTACGTGCTGACAAGTTACGCAATCTTGATAATAGACTTCTTCACAAGCATTAGGGCCATCAGAGCCAGTTTTCCCATTACCGTCTGTATGACCACAAAAACGAATATCGAATAGCTTCCCGCCACCAGAAAAACGGTGCTGTCCATTGACATAAGACATTGTAGTTGAGGCGTTTAGGTTATTCGTGATTACCATTGTATAAACTGGAAACCCAGAAATTATATTAGCCGCATAATTTGCGCTTGCCGCTATTGAAACATGAATATTAGGAACTCTAATCTTTGCGCCACTTGGCGGAAGCCTACCAGCATTAGCACCGCAAAAAGTAATCGTTCCAGTGCTTGGGTTTGATGTATAAACATTGTTTCTTGCATCAGTTCCAAAGTTAGCAGTAACAATACCAGCAGAAGAAATAGCTGTTCTTAAACTACCTGCGCCAGTTACTACCGCTAAGGCATTTGCTGTAAGCGTTAATTGAGTTGTTGATTGAATTGAAAGTACAAACCCAATAATTGTATCTCCTGTAAATAACGGAGAGCCTATTGGAGTATTAGTAGTGTTAAATGTAGTTCCTGTCCCTGTTACGATTGCACTACCAGCAGTAGTAGTAACTGTCCCCGCTGGAGCAGTAGTTGTTGGTATATGCTGCCACCACTCATAAACACCGCTTCCTGCGCTAGTTTCAATTTGTAACGCTGGGCATAAATCCGCTACATAATATTTGATTTGCTGTCCAATGTTGCCGTTAGTAGTTCCTAGTTCAAACCAATCTCCAGTCCAAGTAGTGCTAGAAAATCCTGAAACAGTTACGCCTGTGCTTGCTTCTCTGCCTACGATATTTAGCCAGCCTCTTTGACCGCCAGTTGCACTATTAACAGTAGCAGTTGCGCCGTTAGTAAATGTCAAAACATCATTGTCGTTGATTGTGCCAATCTTTCTGCGGAGCTTAACATAGCCAGAAGCAGGCATAGCAGTCCCAGCCGTTGATGGAGATACTGCTAGGTCTGTAAAGATTCCTAAAAACTCTCCACGATTGACACCGCCTACTGTTACGTCGGCGGTACCATTGGTTCCAAGTGATGGCACGTTACCCGTTGAAGCATCGAATGGCACCCACCAAACCTGAGTACCATCTACTACTAAATTACCATCGGAAATCGTTGTTATGCCTAGAACTGCTGCTTGCTGACCCCAGCGACTATCGCTATTGATTGTAAGCGTAGCACCGCTATCAATGGTTATTGCTTCACCGTTATTAAGAGCCAACCCTCGGTATGCAAAACCATCAGTTGCGTTCGTTACCGCAACAGCCGCATTAGCAGTTAGTACAATGGTGGTTGTATTGGTGATTGAGGACACTATGCCAATAAAGTTAGTGCCTGAGTAAATCGGCGAACCAACTGGAGTGTTTGTCGCATTGAATGTAGTTCCTGTGCCCGTCAACGTTGTGCTAGAGGTTGACGAGGTAATGCTGCCAGCGATGGCAAAGGCAAGCGCATCATCAAGATTTCTACTTGTGCTGACGGTAATGTTTGCCATCTTACAGCCCCACCACCACTACGCTGTTGCCAGAGGATGCTAACGAAACGCCGGTTTTGTTTATAACCTGAAAGCTCGTGACGAAGCTCCGCGATAGGTTGTTGAACTCAAGCCGCTTCTCGCTTTGAGCTTGTGAGACAGAAAGCTCGTAGATCGTGGTTCCATCTGTAAGTTGAACTTTCGCTCCAACTGTCGGTGTAATCTCTCCGAAGTTGATGACGACTCGATAAAGCCGCGAAGTGCCCTGATTCGGAAATCCGAAGGAAGCGGATGTCGCATTGTTTGCCAAGCCGTCGAGCTTTGTTCCGTCCATGAGGTACGTCTCAAGCCCAGATAACGAATCCACCACTTCAAGAATCTTTATGACCTTTGAAAAAGTCGACGCCCCAATGTTAGCAACAGACAAAAGCGCACTCTTTGCCGAGTTTGACAAATAGTTGAGAAGCTCGACCGGAATCGACGTCGACGAATCGGAGGTAACAGAGCCGGTCGGAGGAGCCACTCCGTCGCTTACTTGAATACCAGTGCCGGTTCCAGTATCAGGCATGATTAAAGACTCGTCTGAATAATTTCCGTAAGTTTTCCACTGTTGTCGTATACAAAAACCTTTCTAATGGTCGCGCCATCTTTTATATAGTCGACCTGCGACAGCTTGCCACCTGAGAACGCGAGCGTCTTATATGCTCCGGAGTCATAGTCGATTCGACTGACCAGCCCTCCGGAATAAGTAAACGCCGGTCCTTTCTCGCTAATTGCTGGATCGCCTTTAGGACCAGGAGACTGCACTTCGACTATTGTGAGTGTGCCGACGTATACGCTGATAGAATTGCCGACTTCGATGACCTCCGTCTTTGTCGAAAGCTCCTGAACCGTGACAGAAGTTGCGTCCTCGATGACTGTTATTGACGGGCTAGTCTCTGAAACAAGAACCGAAGAAAAAGTCTCGGTGACTTGAGTGACGTTGTTTGTCTCGTTTACGGTAACATTCATCGCGTCACCTGCTTGTCAAAAGTGACGACCCCCTGAATGATTCTAGTAACGACCCCGCCAGGCGATTCGATCTCTAAGTCGTAGACACCCTGAGCGAACTTCACGCTGTTAGTGTCTGAGGGTAGGATCGTTAAAGATATTTTGCCAAGCGTCCCAGAGATGACTAGCTTTCCGTTTGCAGTCGTAGCCTCGATGAGTTTCTCGTCGCTCTCCTTGAATTGACGAATCTGCATCCTTGCAGTGTAGCCGGAAAGATTGACGACAGCGCCGTTCGCGTCCTTGTAAATAAAGTCGCGAGTGAAAGTCGACCCCTGCTCAAGTGTGAAATCGTATGTCCCTGCTGTCATGCGTTACAGTGTACGCAAGCGCAGCGCTCAGACCTATACCCAGAGATTTCGCGTATATTTTCGGAAGTCGATCATGATAGCTTCGGGACAGGCTATCCCGCGCTCTCCAGCTTCGAGACAGATGCTTTCGATAAGCGCATGAATCACGCGCACCGCGTCAGCCTCCGAGACCCTCCAAGACGCGATTTCGACCGCGTCGTCTGCCGCCAGCATCGCCACCGCGACCCCCGTTTTGTCTTCAACGACCATCTGACAGCAGCCCCTTGACCAAGTTCTTGACGTTAATGTCTGCGATTCCGGTCTTCGCTCCGCTCGACGCAATCTGAGCCAGCTCCCGCTCCTTCTTGAGCCCAGAGAGGACTCGCCAGAAGTGCGCTCGGTTCGCGACCTCGTCTTCCGTTCGCCAGGAGCAGACCTCGTCCCACCCCAGCAGCTCCGCAGCCCGAGCGACGAGAGGACTCCTCTCTCGCATCGAGTGCATCGCGCCAGCTTGATCATACCGCCCGCGCCTTTTTACCGCATCCACCAAAATCGCCCAGGCTTCCCCCTCCGAGACCATCTTCAACGACTGCTGTCGCCTCAAGACCTCCGCGACCATGCCGATAGTCGGAGGAAAGCTGCCCGAGTAAGTGACGAGAATCTCGTTTGCCGCCTGGAAGACCTGCTCTGCTGGGTAGCTGCCAAGAGCGTGATGCCAGAGCTTGACGATCATCGTCGTCACCTCCGCGCCTGGGTACTGTACGAAGAGAGTCGCGACGACCCTTGCTGTCTCTGCCGGAGTCATCGCTGCACCTCGACTTCTATCGCGTTTTCTTGCTCGTCGAAGAGGGAGACGACCGCGAACGACCGCTGCTCCCTCGCTGAGACGCCCAGCTTGCCCGCTGTTGCGTTTTTTTGACTCTCCCTGCCCTCGAATATACCCGCCCACCCTTGCGCGATGCTGAGCTGCACAGCCGCTATAAACCGATCAGCCTTCGATGCCCAGCTTTGGAGCTGTTTGTCCTGACTGACTGGGAGGAGCGTCTCTCGACGCTGCCGCTTGTACGCGAGCCACTCGTCCCAAGCTGCTCGATGCTCCGGAGTGTCCAGACTTTCCGGAAACCGCGCCTGATATTCTTTGCTTTCCTTTCCTTTACTTTCCTTTCCTTTACTTTCCTTTCCTTTAGCACCTTTTCGGGACAGGATGTCAGCATCCTGCTCGCAGGCTGTCGACATCATGTCAGCAGCCTGCTTGCAGCCTGTCGACATAGTGCTATCAGCCTGCTCGCTTTCTGCTGTGAAATCGCTCGATTTTGACAGCGGTCTGCCGACATTTAGGTCGAGATGAATCGGTATCGAACGGTTCACCCTGCGACTCGTCACGTTCAAATATCTGCGCTGAATCCCCGCCGACGTGAGGACCGGAGTTCCACTCTCCGCAAGCGAGCGCTCGAAGAAGCCCGACGAGAGCAGAAGCTCGACCACGCCCGAGACCGTCTCGACGTCCTCTCTCGCGTCCCAGCAGAAGCCCTCGACGCTCGCCTTGTCCCATGCGAGACAGTATCCGTTCCGGTATAAATCGCAGAGCAGTCGAATCAAAATCCCGACGCCCCGAGTCCCGAAGCGAGCCTGAAGCTGTCTGAGCTTAGGATCGCTGAGCCAGTCGACATCTATCGGAAAGTAGTCGAGCCCCGTTTTTGTTATCCGTTGTTTTGTCATGTTTTTTTCTCCTCTTCCTTTCCCGCGACTATGTTGCTCGAAATCCAGATCAGATGAGCCTCGACCTCCTGAAGCCGAGCCCTCGCGACCTCCTCAAACCGAGTCCCTCTCGCCCTCTGAAGCTCCGACTGAAGAACGGCTTCCTTCTCTCGGAGGTACGCGAAGAGAGAGCGCAAAGGGTAGGAGATGAATCTCGTGTAAATCACGCAGCTCTTCGAGTAGTGTCGAACGCCGTCCGGAATCTGCCGCATATCGTCGCGAACTGAGTCCGTCGAGCCTCTCCTTCGACCCTTGCGTCGAGTGACGGGAACCGGCTTCGATTTCGGCTTCTCGCCCATCTCGAAAAGCTCGAACTGCGTCACCGGACTCGTCACTCCCATCATCTGCACCCCTCTTCACTCCCAGCCCTAAGACTCCGACTTCTTCAAGCGCTCTTTGATGCGCGCAAGCGCGTTCCCGTCCTTCGCTCCCTCCTGTATCGCCTGAAGCTCGAAGTGATCTTCCCTCTTCGTGACCCCGTCAGCGAGCGATTTCCCGATGCCCTTCAGTTCCGTCACCTCGTCCGCGTTAGCGTCTGCCAGAGCGTGACCGAGATAGCCTTCGAGCATAGCGACCGAGACTCCGAGATTGTCGAAGCGCCCGACCAGATGCTTGATGACGTCCTCCCGCGAAGACTTCAGCTCTCCGCTCGCGACCCCTCTCAAGGTCTTGTCAGCCGTAGCCAGAGCCGACTCGATCAAGTCTGGTGGAAGAAGAGAGAGGATCGCGTTCCTGATCAGGATCGCCCCGCGTCTTCCGATCAGCTCGCGGAGGTCTCGCTCGTCAGGTTCGACCCAGCGAGTCTCTCCGTCGCGCTGCTTTCGTTGCACTAAGCGCTTGAACTGGTCCTCGTATTCGCTCTGAGAGTTCGTCTCCAAGTCGACCGCGAAGCCCCTGATATGAACCGACTCGTCCGTCAGAGAGACCACGCGCAGCCCGTATCGGATGTTGCCCCAGAGCCGCGCAAGCTCTCTCGCGCAGTCCACCGAAGGACCGCTGATCGTCTTCCCCCCTCGTGGGAACTGGTAGCGAGCCGCCTCCGCAAGTAGTGGTCTCGCGAAGCTCTTTGAGACAGCGAGACTCGCTGCGACCTCGTTCCTCGGAAAGTGTTTCGCGCTGACGACCGCCGCTTGAATGTCCGACTGCTCTCGATGCGCGAGCGCGAAGTCGGAGCCTCTAGCGCCGTTGATACTTGATACTTCCATTTTGTTTTCTCCTTTTTGTTTACCGTCTCGCAATCGCTTCCAGACAATCAGTGTGCTTTTCTTGCTCTTTCAAAAGCTCTTTTAAGTATTCCTTGAGTAGAAATATCTCTCCCGATATATCCCTAAGCGCCTCGACTATCTTTTCAGCGTCGGTTCTTTTGTCTTCCTCTATCTTCTCTTTCTCTTCCATTCTGTTTTTTCCTTTCTAGTTTCGACTCTCTCTGCCTTTCGACAGAAAGAGTCTTTATCCAGTCCATCACATCGCCGAGCCTCCAGCCGAGGAGCCTCTCTCCCGCTGTGTAGCGAGCAGGAAAAGCTCCGTCTCGCTCCAGAGCGTTGATCTGATACCTCGACAGCCCCGTCAGCCTCCGAACGTCGCGAAAGCGTATCAGCCTGATCTCGTCGTTGATCGCGATTTGTTGCTCAGAGCTTGCCATCGTCTCGCCTCTCGATTTTCGGATAGGTTGTGTCGTGTAGCGCTTTCCGCTTCGCTTTCGCCTCGTCGTGCTTCTCCACTGCGTCATTGTATTCGCTGCTGCTCGTAGCCTGGAAAAGCTCCACAGATCCAAGAACCAAGTTCAGCTCGCGTCGAAGTTGCTCGAACTGCTCTGAGCTGATCAGCTTTCGATTGTGAATGAGCTTCCCCAGAATCTCGAAGACGTCAGCCGTGATCGATTGCAGGAAGAAGAAGCGCTTTGTGTGCGCTTCGTGTAGCGCCTTCAGCTCGTCGTTTTCTTTCATGTATCCCCCCTGTTTTATGGCATCAAAAATCCGTGAGCCTCAAAGAAGCTCCGATCAGTCTTCGCAGCCTTCCAGCGCTCGAAAGCGAGCGCGTGAAAGGGATACGCGAGCGCGACCCTGAGCATCTGCGTCTCGTCTGCGTACAAAAGCAGCTCGAAGACGCGACAGAAGAAGTGAGTCGCTCCTCGATGCTGCCAGTCGTACAAGTGATTGATCGCTTCGACCCATTCCCGATCTTCGAGAGCCAGCGGTTCCGCGACCCTCTCTTCTCCAGCTTTTGCAAGTCTCAAAGTCATGCTCCTATTCCCTCCCTGCGTTTAGTATGTAGACCCGATCATACGAGTAAGCCGCTGAGACTCGCTCCGCGACCTCGATGCGCTTGACTCGATAGCGACGCCCATCTCTGAACGCCATTTCCGTCGCGCAGCTCGCTGCTTTCAGGTTGTTTTCTGCTGTCTTGATTCCGACATCGAGCTTCTTCATCTCTGCTTCGAGCGTTGACTTCTGCTCGCGCAGTTCGCAAAGTTCCTCGAAGTATGGCGAGACGAGATGCTCGCGCTCCTCGTCGAAGACGTAAGTTCCCGCGTCCCGCTTGATGAGCTTTGTCAGCAGCTCGCCGTCGAGCGCTCCTGCTTCCGGAGGAGTGTCTTTCTTAACGTGTTGAAGGAAAGCGTCGGCAAGCTCCAGCATCGTCGAGAAGACCTCCGCGTCGAACTTGAACTCGCGAAGAATCAGGTTCCCAGGATCACCCCCTAGAAGAGCCGCTATCGTCCCGCGCTCGACTCCGCAGACGCCCATCTGCCATTGAAGCTGAGCGAGATACTCGTCCGGAGTTTCCTCGTCAGCCCAGCGCTGAAGCTGCCTGATCGTCCCTGTCTTCGTCTCAAGAATCGCCTCTTCTCCATCCCCGACCCAGAAGTCGGGAGACGCTATCGCCCAGTCGATGTCCTTGTGAGCGAAAAGCGCGTCGCAGGATCGAACCGGCTTCGAGCTTCGCTTCGAGTAAAGCTGCCCGACGTAGGGTTCCAAGAAAGAGCCCAGGTCTGTCAGGTCGTTCCCGCGAAAGTTGTCCTGAACTTTGCCCGTCCACTCTGCCCAGAGCTGAAGCGGAGACTTGTAGCTGTTAAGACCGGCGATGACGCTGATGACCGAGGAGGACACCTTCCCCGACCTAAGCGCGAGCCACTGCTCCCGACTCGTCGAGATGTTTTCAAGTAGTATCTTCCCCCTCATATCGTCTGCTCCTCGACTTGTAGTTCCAGCTCCGTCACTAGCGAAGAAAGCGTCTGAACTGCCTCCCAGACGTTTTCTCCAGGCTTCCAGATGCAAAGGTCTCCGTCTCTCAAGCGCGTCGCTCGAAGATAGAATCCCCCCTTCTGCGTGACGATCAGATTGAAGTCTTCGACGTTCCCGACCGTGTCTGCTGTTATCCTTTCGATTGCCATTTGTTCCCCCTCGTCCTTAGTCGTTTACCTTTCCATCGCAAGCGCTTCTCGTCTCTTCTGTTCCCTGATCTTCTGATTCCGATGAGCGCTTGTGCGTATAGTTGCGGTCAGCCCTTGCGCTGACGGCTTCAGAGCCGGAGGTCTTGAGCCAGTTCTGATAAGCTGCCGTATCTATCAAGACCCTTTTGCCACGTTTGACGACGACTGCTTTGCGGAACTCCTTATTGCTCCAAAGCATCCACCGCAAGCCCGACTGAGTCGGATCGTCGAAGAACTCAGACCATCGAGTCACTGGGACAAGCGCCGGAACTTCTTTCTCTTGCACGTCGTAGAACCGAGTGAATCTCCTGCCTGCCTCAAATCCGGTGTAGGGTTTCCCATTTTGCTGCGTGATTCTCTGAACTGCTCGCTCCAGAGCCAATTCGATCATTTCACTCAAGTCACCCAAGATGTCTTTCCTGATCTCGCGCCAATTCAAGTTCTCGCCCATGATTTTCTCCCTTTGTTTTGTTATTCTTCCTCGTAAGCTCTTCGTCCCTTATTCTCTTCGCGCCAGTTCCACCCGCCGCCCTCTGCTGTCTCTCGTTGCCAGTCGAGGATCAGCTCATTCAGCGCTCGGACGACGTCTGCCCTTTCGTAGTAGACGCCCTCTCTGCGAGCCTCCCTGACAAGCCGCGTCGCCGCCTCCTCGTGACTTTCCCCGAGCCTGACTAATTTCCCATAGTCACTTCGAGCCAAGTTTCGCCACGCTGCCGAGTCATAGAAGTTCGGTGTTTTCATACGTCACCCCCGACTTTTCTGAACTCGAAGAAGCTCCTGTGCTGTGGATGTTTGAGCGCAAAGATTCGCGCATAGTATGGCGCGTCGGTGTTGTTGCATTTGAACTCAAGCCGCTGCTCGACTTGTCGCTCCCACCTGACCCGCGCCAGGATGTCGACCGCGCCCGCCTTCTTCCCCTCCGACGCGAGCCGGAGCGCCAGAGCCTCGAACTCGCGCCAGACCTCCGGACTCGCCGACCAGCGTTTGAGCCACGCCTCGACCTCCGCGCAGGAATAGCCGGAGCGCTGAAGATGCGCTTTCGCTTGTTCTATCGACAGCCCCATGACTATCGAAGCTCCAGCCAGAGCAGAACAAGCGCGAGAGCTGCGTTGCAGCCCATCACGAAGTAGAAAAGTTTTTCGAGGGTTTCGCAGGATATAGTCGCCGAGCCTGCTCTCGGTTTATGATTTTGAAGACCTGTCACTTTTACCATCCGTTTTCGCGACAGGTCATGGGGTTCAGCGTTACCGCGCTGAGCCCCCCTTTTCCCTGTCGAGGTTTACGGACGAGAAAGATCGAAAAGTAAAGTTATCGGTCGTTTCTCGTCACAATCGGGACGTTAGACCAGAATAAGCCTTTGCGGAAGATGTTTTTTTCGCTTTTTGAACGATTTTGCGCTTTTTGAGCGTTTAGCCTATTTCTAAACCGGCGTTGCGTTTTTAGCCGTGATTCCACCAACCGCCGATTCTGCCGCCCAAGTATAGCAAGCATCCGACAACGAAGACCGGAACTCCTGTGTTGCCGTCGACCTGCGCCCAGATAACAAGCGAAAGCGGAATTAAGAGAACGCCGAAAAGCTCGATGCCTTTGTAGAGCTTGCCAGTTGCTTCGATGACCTGAGCTTTCTGCGCTCGTTCCTCAGTTAAGAACTCGCCGCAGTGCTTGCATTTCTTTGCCGCAGCGAGAATCAGCTCGGCGCAGAAAGGACACGATTTTTGTCCTGGTGTTGTTTCCATGTTTCCCCCGTTTTTTGTTTTTCTCTGTCCGTCAGGTAGCGCCGCCAGCAGTATTCAGCTATCCAGCAGCGTCGGAGTGTCAGAATCTCCGCTCCTGAGTTTACGATAGACCTGAGCTTCTTTGCTACCCCAGCCCGAGCCAGATGCTCGCTTTGCTGACAGCCCGACGCTTCGGTCCAGCAGACCTCGACGCATCTCCTGAGCGACTGAAAATCGCCGCACGAATTAGAGTATTTTCGTGCGGTCTTTTCGCTTGACGAGCGCCCTTTCGAGCGCCCTGTCCTTTCCTGTGTGTTTCCTGCTAGTTCCATCAGTTACCCACACCCCGACTTTACAGCTTGGATTTTGAGCTGTATTGACCGAAGGCCAGCGAAAGCCCTGGGTTTGAGTCAGGAGTCCTCGACCGCTTGTCGTAGACCTCGACCATGTTGGTCGTCGTATGCCGGAGGAAAGCCGCGACGTCGCGGTCCTCGTAGCCTTTAGACTTGAGCCAGGTCGCAGCCGTTGCCCGAGCCGAGTGAGGAGAGACTTTCCCGAGTCCGACCGCTTCGGTGTGCCGCTGATAGATGCGCCTGACCGTCTCGACCGCGAGCCTGCCCCTGGGAGTCCCCTCCGTCGAGTAGAAGACCAAGAGAGGATCATCGTTCGTTGCCCCCTCTCCCGAGCGCTGCGAGACGAGCTGAGTAAACGCCTCCGCTGCCCATTCTGGGAGAGACTGTTGCTGCGTCGCTCCGTTCTTTGTTTCGCGGAGAAGTAAGCAGAGAGCGCCCTGCGCTGAGATGACAACGTCGCCGACGTTTAGCTTCTGAACTTCAGACCGTCGCAAGCCGCCACCGAAGAGAAGAGCCAGGATGCAGAAGTCTCGCTTTCCGACCTTTGTTCGTCTGTCTGGAAGAGCGAGAATCTTCTGAATAGCGTCGAACGGAATCAGCTTTGTCGGTCTCTTCTGCCGCCTTGCTCGCTTTGGAAGCTCGTCGTGAAGAGCGTCGAAGGGATTGATCTTCGCAGCTCCGACCGCGACGAGATACCGGAAGAGCTTCCTGATCAAGTGCATTCGCTGACTGATCGTCGCGTCCGCGAGCTTGCCGCCGTAGCAGGAGGGACTCTCTCGGAGCCAGCGATAGAACCGCGCTGCCGTCGCTGCGTCGACCTTTGCCAGCGCTTTCTCGAATCTTGAGCTGCTGCCCTGCTCGACCTTCAAGAAGCGAGCGAGACACTCAAGCGCTTGCCCGTATGCCTTCTGTGTCTGTGGTGTTTTAACTCCGAGGAAGCCCTCGATCTCGTTGTCTTTTTTCATAGTCCTCATAGTTTCCCTCTCTTTCTTTCGCTAGTCAAAACCTTTTGACCATTGTCTTTTGACGGTGATAAGGTTTTGATTCTTTTGAGGTATTCTATGCGATTTGTGACCTATATTTTTGAGAAGTCAGGAATGACTCAGTACCGATGGGCGAAATCGCTCGGAATCAGCTTGCAGTCTGTGCAGTATATTCTCGGAGTGACTGCCCGCCCGCGCTCGCGCAAGTCGATGGATTTGCGCTTGCTATGCAAGCTCCGAAAGTCCAGCGGTTTGTCTTGGGATAAGTTTGGGAAGCTGCTCGATAGCGAGTTCTCAGATTGAGTCTTCTGCGCCCATCTTGCAGATGTAGTCTGATACGTCTTCGCCGTTAAGTTTGCAGATGAACGGCTTGTTAGTCGTTTCGCAGTGCGACTTGTACCTGTCCACGATGACCTGACAATACTTAGGACTAAGTTCTAGCCCAAAGCAGCGCCGGTTAAGCTGGTCTGCTGCTATCAAAGTCGTGCCGCTACCAAGAAAGCAATCGTAGACAATTTCCCCTGGAATTGATCCATCCCTGATTGCCTGTCCCCACAGAGGAATCGGCTTCATTGTAGGATGTTCCCTGTTTGCTTTTGGTCTGTCATAGCTCCAGACGGTTGTGCGCGTTCGGTCCGAATTCTTGTGTCGCTTGCCTTCCTTCCATCCAAACAGTATCGGCTCATGTTGATAGTGGTACTCGCTGTGTCCTAAGACCAATGAGTCTTTCACCCAAACCATAATTTGGCGTAGGATTCCTCGCTTTTTCCAATCCTCCGCAAATAAAATGTGTAATGGACCTGCAGGGACGGTCGCATACCAATAACCTCCAGGTCGACATATCTGATCTGCGCGATCGAAGGCTTTAAGCACCAACTGAGCAAGTTCATTCTCTTCTAAGTCATCATTTTCGATTGTCAGTGCATCAGATGTTCCACCGACGTACGAAACTCCATAGGGAGGATCGGTTAGCACCATATCGACAAGGCTTGTTCCGACTAACTTGGAGACATCTACTTCTGACGTTGAGTCACCACAAAGCAATCTGTGGTTCCCTAGCTCGAGTAGGTCACCTTTCTTAATAATGGTCTCCTTTTCTGGATTCGGCGTGAAATTGTCCTCTTCGACAGCTTCGTCTTCCTTAAACATTTGCTGAAGTTCGTCGAGCCCCCAGGACGACAGGTCGAAGTCCTCCTCTGCAAGCGCCTCAAGCTCGACTTCGAGCGACTCAAAGTTCCAGGTCGAATCGTTCTGTAGCTTGTTGTCGAGTATCCGATATGCCTTCTTCTGTGACTCTGTCAGCTCTGTCTTTCTAACGACCGGAACTTCCTTCAGTCCGAGCTTCTTCGCAGCCTCAAGACGCCCATGTCCGACCAGGACGACGCTATTCTCGTCGACGACTATCGGTTGATTGAATCCGAACTGCGCGATGCTGTTGGCGATGCGGTCGACTTGCTACTGACCGTGATCCCGAGCGTTTAGCGCGTAGGGAATAAGCGACTCCGTCTTCGCCTGTGTGATTTCCATTCTTTCCACTCCGTTCGAGACGCGCTCAGTGTCGCGCCTCTTCTCTTTCCTGAGTCTGAGCGACGCTCTTGTCGGCAAATCCGACGTTGAGGATCGACTTTGCGCCCGTCAGCCACATGATGATCGCAGCCAGAACCGCGCACATCGTCTTCAGAACTCCGTTGTAGACCTTCGAGACCGAGAGCAGCGCTGAGACTGGGACGTGTTCGCTCTTTGTTGCCGCTGAGACCAGCTCGACTCGCAGCTTTGAAAGCTCAGATAGAATCTGCGGAAGAACCGCTGCGCTCTTTGCCGATTCGTCGAGGAGCATCTCTGCCCGCTCAAGTCGCGTTCCCAGCCTCGAAAGTGTCTCCCGTATTCGCAATCTGTCCGCTTCCATCACTTCAGAACTTCCCGAATCTTGCCAAAGGTTTGACGACATCTGCGGAGCGAAGGAGCGACGAAAGCCTTCTCCTCTTCGTTCCGACAGTTGTCAGCCGGAGCCCAGAGCAGCGAGTCTCGACAGCCCTCTGTCTCCTTCAACCATTTTCGCATGAGTTCCACAGACAGAATAGACCCGTCCAGGTTTGCGATCACGTCCCCGCGAGACCCGCAGTCGATATCGGAGCCGTGAAGCTCGACGAAGGTCGCTCGCGAAGGTCGCTCCGAGTTGTGGAAGAGAGGATTCCAGACCAGCTCGACGTCGGGAGCCACTTCCTGCACCCAGCTCGCGACGGTATCCCACTGAAGGGAAGAGAGACTCGTCTCAAGTAAAGGATTGATCAGCATCCGACGTCCTTCGAGCCTGCTCTGCACTCCGACATAAGCAGCCCGAGCTTCTCTCTGCACGAGAGCCTTGAGCCGACTGTCGCCTCTCTGAGCCGCCCTCCGTAGACTTTTGATCGTGTATCCAAAGAGCGCGTCCCTCGGTTCGCAGACCCCGTTCCTGACGCAAGTCTCGTTCAGGAGCGCTACGAGTACCGTGTCGACCGGAGAACGCTCGACGACAAATGTCAGGTTCTTGAGCCTGCGCCTCGGTACGTCCCACAGAATCGCCGCTGTGTGACTTTTCGCCGGAGCCGACTCCAGATACCCCCTGACGTCGAATCGAGCCGTCAGCAGGAAGAGAGGAGCCCTACCGACCCTTTCGGACTCCTGCCCGATGCCCCAAGCGACAGAAAGCAGGATCGCGCTCCAAGACAGAAGAGAGAAGAGCCCAGCGACTAGCCACGGCATTTCTTGACTAGCTCCGTCGCCGCCCCCAGTCGCTTAAAGACGCGGTCTGGATACTCCAGGTCGCCGCCGCCGTTGTAGCGAAGGAGCGTCTTCTTGACCAGCTCTCCAGCCGGAAGCCCCTTCTGCGTCTTCTGTATGCCGTCCCTGTATCCCGCGTAGATGCGAGCCCCGAGCTTGAGGTTTGTCTCGACGTCGAGGAGTTCCCACATCTGCTGACCTCGAAAGCCGTGTTCGACTGCCACGACGCCCATGATCTGACACAAGCCCCAGGAGTAAGCGAGCGAGATGCGGAGGAGCTGCTCTTCGTAGTTGTCTAAGCTGCGATGATGCGGGACGAGAGTTTCAAGCGGTCTCTGTGAGATGTATCGAATATAGAAGCGCCTCTCCCAGCGAGTCGCAAACGGGTTTCCGCTCGACTCGTTGAGGATCAGAGCGACGAAAAGCTCGCGCTGAATATCATGCTCCTCTGCTACTCTGACAGCAGTCTCGACCCAGGAGTGATCGCCTGCTTTCGGCTTTTGTTTTTTTAGGAAGTCGAAGACCAATTTGAACTCCGTCGGAAAGAGAACTCTCTTTCATAGTGACGGAAGTCGTTCACTCCGACGATACCCGCAGCGCTTAGAAGCTGATGATGTAGTTTACGACCTGGAAGGGAGGATTTGCGCCTAGCGTATTGAAGCCCGCGTCGCCGTCTCTTCCGCTTGCAGTCGCCCCGACTAAGCCTGAGACGTCGGCGTTTGTGTGCGAGTGCTGTCCTCTTGTTGCCGACGCAGAATCTGAAGTGTTGCCAGTGTGACCCGCGACCGTAATTGAATGGTCGTGAGTTGGATCTTCAAGTAGAACGGTGTGAGCGTGATTGCCATTGTTAAGCCAGACGTTCGCACCGCCTCCGAGTGTTTGGCCGTTAGTATCGCCAGTTGACCATCCAGTCCCCGAAGCCGCGGTCTGCCGCGCCTTTGCGAACTTATTATTGGAATTGCCAGTGTTTCTTCCATCGCCCGCAGTTGTTGTGCCATGCCCTTCGATAATATGCGCATGACCACCGTCGGAAAGTGTGACATTTGAGAGTGCGGTGACATCATAGGTTGCGCCACTCTTCGCCCTGACACCGGTCGCGACTTTGTTCATGGTTGCTGTATGCCCATGATTTATGCTGACCGTTGTGGTGTGTATTCCACTGTCAGCGATGGCAATCGTTCCTTTGCCGTGGAAGTGACTCTGCACGTTGTGAACGTGATCGAGAGAGCCGCCGGTCGTTCCCATTGTCGAGCCGGTTCCTGCTGTAGCTTTGCCGAGCGGAAAGCGCCCTCTCAAGTCTGGAAGGTTGAACGTCGTCGAGTTGTCCCCGACTCCGTAGGTCGTCCCGATAGCGCTGAATAGATCCGCATAAGTTGTCCGACTGACTGCCGCTCCGTCACAGAGAAGATGACCTCTCGGAGCTGTCCCACCTCCGAACGCCTTGATAATTCCAGCCGGTTCGACGCGCATCTCGACCCAAGCTGTCCCCGACCACTCCTCAAAGACTCGGTTCGTTCGGTTGTAGCGAAGAAAGCCCGCTGTGAGATTAGTGTCGCCCGTGAAGTCCATCTTCGCGATAGAAGCATCGCGGTCGCGCAAAATCCCGAGGACGTTTGCGACGAGTGTCGTGTTTACTGGAAGAGTGAAGTCCGTCATGCTAAATACCCGCGCAAAGTATAACCGAATGAAATACTAGGAACCAAGACCCCTGTGTCCGCTCTGTAGGTGTAGACTGTGAAGCTCGTCGGATTTGCTGCGTCGACGAAGTCATAGACCGCGATGATCGGATAGCTCGCGCTGTATTTTGGCGTGACTGTGATGCTGATCACGTCTGCGAACTGTCCCGTGATGTCGACGAAAGCCTTTCCGAGATTAATCTTCCAAGCTCCAGCCGTTACCGCGACAAGCGCTCCCGCTGCGAGAGTGAGACCAGTCGTCGATTGTACGCTCGCCACTGTGCCGACGAGCGCTCCTGCTGCGTTGTGGATTCGTTCTCCGACGAGTGCCGCTGTGAAGTTCGTTCCGACTCCAGTGACAGCGGTTCCGCTGAGCGCGACCGTGATCGTTCCGGCTTGTGTGTCTCCAGCTCCGGTCGTTCCAGTCCCCGAGAAAGTCCCCTCTTTGACGTTAAGACTGACGACTGGATTGCTGAGCGTCGCAAGTCCTTTGTCGTTCGTTGCAGTAGCAGTCCACTTTGCTTTGACGTATCGAACGCTCGTCGCGTAGACGCGAGTCTGCCCTGCTGTGTGTGTTGTGTAAGTTGTCCCGTTTAGACTCGTGAAAATCTGCGGAACCACGCCGACAGTTCCAGAGAGCGTCGCTGTGACGAAAGTCAGGTCGACAATCGTCGAGCTGTTGATCACTGCTCCGAAATCATGCACAAGCTCGATGCTTCCGCTTAAGTCGTTAGGAACGATCAGATACAGATAGCCCGCGTCGATTTGAGCTTGAACGGTCGTCCAGCTTCTTAGGTTGAAATGCTGATCCCAGGTCTCATTTGAGACAGGAAAGACAGCCTCTTGAGCGCTGACAGTGCTTGCGTCCGAGTATGTTGGGTTGTCGGTGAGAAAGTTCCACTCCTTCTTTCCGAAGAACTCATAGTCGGGAGGTTCGTCGACTGTTGCAGTTATACTCGCGGGATTTGATACGTTTCCAGCGCTGTCGACGGTTTCGAGCCAGTAGGTGTACACCCCCGCATTGAACTCAAAACGAGCAGCGAAAGTCCCAAAGACAGACCCCAGAAAAGAACTCGTCGCATAGGTAGCCCCCACCCTCAAGTCGTACCGCCTGATCGGAAGACTCGATACAGCAGGAGCAGTCCAACGGAGCAGGACATTATTGTCGATCACTTCAGCGAAGAAAGACTGAGGAGGATTTGGCGCGAGGATGTTGACTGTGCGCTGTCCAGCGTTGCCAAGGTTGCCCGCGACGTCGACAGCCTGCACCCAGAAGATACGCTCTCCGAGCCAGTTGACCTCGACGGAATAGTTCAGAGCTTTCACCTGCGCGACTGTGACTGCGCTTGCGAGCGTTGCCCCGTATTTGATGACGTAAGAGTCGATAGCGAAAGCTCCTGTCGATGGTGTCCAGCTTAGAACGACCGATTCTCCCGAGAGCTGCGAGCTGACGACAGGAGCCCCAGGAGCAGGAATCGAGAAGTTGACTGATTTTGCTGTCAGAGAGTAGTTGCCCGACGTGTCGACAGCCTTCAGGAGCGCTTGATACGCGCCCGCCGTTCGCAGGTTCAGAGTGTAAGTCGTAGCCGACACCCGAGCGAGAGCCGTCGCAGTATCCCAGTCTGAGCCGAGCCGCAGCTCGTAGTCTCTGACGTCCAGGTCTGGAACTTTTGACCACTCGAACTGAATCCCAAAGTCCTGAAGATACGCGATGAAAGTCGTCGGTGTTGTCGGAGGGACGCTCTTTCCTAAGACTCGATGATTCAGCGCTTCGATGTAGTCGCTCGGAACGAGAAGAGAGTTTACCGCTCGAACTCGAACGTCATAGAGAGAGCCGTCTTGAACGTCCAGAATGTAGGTCTCGCTCTGCTCTCCGTCGACTGGTGTGACGCTGAGCCAGGTCGAAGAGCTGCTGAGCTTGTATTGTATCTCGTAGCGACCGCCCTGCTCGACGTAGATGTCCCGCGAAAGCGTCCAGCTCGCTTTCAGTCGCGAGAAGACCGTCCCGTCGTTCCTGATGTATAGCTCCGAAGTTCCGCTCGCTAGCGTGAGCCCTGTCGGAGCTGTCACATTAAAGGGACTCGGTAGGTTCGTGTCAGGAGCGAGGTCTCTCTGAGTCTCCTCCGCGCTCCAAGTATAGATCCCCGCTGCGGTCTCGCGCAGCTTGAGAGCGATGCGGAAGCCCTGCTCCGGAGAGTCTCCGAGGATGACGTCTCGAACTTCAAAGACTTTATTCACCCAGCCGAAGCGAGCATAGGACAGCGTGATCGTGTCGCAGACTGTGAGCTTTAGAGCCTCGACACCGACGACGATGTCGACCTCGATTCCCTGTCGGACTCTCTCAAGCTCGATTTTTGCGATTCGCTGTGCCTGAGCGCTTGAAGTTACGAAGGGTTGAGGAATGTCTTCGAAGATGACCTGTCCGTCGAGCGTCGCATAGTAGTTGTTTTTGACTGGTGAATAGTCGGCTTCGAGGTATTTGTCCGCAGCGTTGACGAAGGTTCCTCTGACTGCGTTGAAGCGCTCTCTTCGCGGAACCGCTGTCGTGATTTTGATTTCGTCTCGAAGGTTGCTTTCGCTGAGCGCCATGACAGGAGCGCGATACTTGCCAGGATAGCAGAACCACTCGCCGCCCTGGTAGACAAGGTCTCCCGCCATAGCCTGAAGCATCTCTTCGATTGTGCTTTCGATGGAAGCTCCGGTCGAGAATGTCCCGTTTATGGAGTAGCGAGGTTCCGTCCCTCCTCCCGCAAGCGTGACCGTCTCGTCGCAGACATTCGCCGCTTCAGCCCAGTTTGTCGCGTTAAGATTCGCCCGAGCGATTCCAGCTCCGAGCTTCGCGTCGCAGAGAAAGTCTGCAAGGATCAAAGCTGCGTTGCTCGTGAACTTCGTCAGCCCGTCGCGGAAGTCGTAGACTTTTTTTCCGCGAACTAAGAACTCCACCTCCGGCATCCCGTTCGGAAAGACTCCTGCATTGAAAATCGTGTAAAGATATACACCCGCGCAGCCCTGTTGTCGGTGACTTTCGCCCCACTGCCCCGCGCCCACTTGAGCCGATAGATCCTGCTGATAAGTCTGCCCGTCAGAGCCGAGCTGCGCCGCCATAAAGACCAGGGACTCGAACTGACCATTTGAGAGCTTTCTGCGATGAAAACCGATGCTCTTTCGAGTATCGCCGGTCGTAGAAAAGATGACCTCTCTGTCGTCGAGATAGAGCTTGTCGACAGAATTGATTTCGTGAGCTGCCAGCGTGATATATTGATGCAGGAAACGCCCTCCTCCCTCTTGAAGAAAAGTCTCTGCGACTGGTGCCGCAAAGTCGACGCCGGTTCCCTCTCCGCTGTGTACTCTGTCAAGGAGCGCCATCGCCGCTGCGCTTGCCCTGACTGCATTGATCACTGCGTTCGCTGTGCTGCGACTTGCTCCGCTCTGAAATCTCATATGCACCGTGATCGCCTTGTCGACCACTTCGACGTATGTCGTGTTGTTTGTGCTAGTGAGTGAGAGCGTGACGCTGATCAGGTTGCCACCGTCTCCCAATTCTTTCGCTATCCACACGATCTGAGAATTGCCGTCTCCTGTTCGCAGATATGCGCGAGAGTCATCGCTTGTCGAAAGGTAGGTGAAGACGCCTCCGACTCGCATCGTTCCATAAATCGAGATGCCGTCTGCTGTCGTCTCGCGGAAGCTGACTTGCTTTCCTCTGACCTTTGTCTCTTTCTTCTGATTGTTGCCGGTCTTCGGCTTGCTCTTTCCTCGACTTGATCTGACCTGCGTTCGCTTGCCGGAATAGGTGAGCTTTCCGGTTGCGGTTCGATAGATGCCAGGACTGACGCGAGTGAGCTTGCTCATGATTTCTTTGTCTGTTTCTTCTTTCTAAGCCAGGAAGGACGCTCGCTTTTGCCCCAGAAGCCCGACCAGCTTTCAAGCTGCGGTACGTATTGAAAGCCCAAGTCTCCAGGGAAGAGGACGCTCTGACTCTCTGTCGTGAATCGAAAGTTCTGCGACGTGTCGAACTTTGCAAGGTCGTTCTCAAGGTTGATCACGACTGAAGGTTCTTCGAGCTTGTCCTCGATTTCGCAGGAGTCGATCAGTCCTTTGTAGATCAGGACAGGAGCGCCAACGATAGCAGGAGTCGCAGCATCGGAAAGCGCAGCAATCCAAAGAGTTGCCGGTTCCCCCCTGTTGGGGTTGTTGAGGATGACCGAGAGCGTCGTCACATCGACCGAGGAAAGCGAGAGCTGAAAGCCCAAGTTCCCCGTGTCTGTCGTCTCTTCCACTCCGTCGAGAGGGAGAAGCCAGGAGTTCCCGACGTAAGTGTTCCCGCTCCAGACCACATTTCGCGCAGCGCTCGTCAGCCGTACCGTCTGCCCCGCAAGCGTTAAGTCTGCGAGAAGAACGAGCTTGACGACCGCGTCGTCGAGAAGGTTTGCTGTTGATGCGTTGATCGGTCTTGTCATGCCTCTTCTGCCTCAAAGTTGATGTTCAGAAGCCCCGACTCTCCTGCGTCGATGAGAGGAACTGTGCTTGAATTGAGACGCCAGAGCCCCTTCGGATTTTCAAGAATCAGAGCCGAGTTGTCTGCGTGAGCTTTCACTCGTGGGAAGACGTCGATAGTCGCCTGACCCGAGCCGTTCGACGTGACTTGCTTCAAGCTCATATAGAGACGCAAGTCGATTTGAAAGAGGTCTCCAGCTTCCAAGACGACCGTGTTCGCAGTCCAGCCGTCAGTGACAAGCTCGCGCCCCGTTTGATTTGCTCCGTTTACAAGAGGAACGCCAGTCCCCGCGCCGAGAGGAGTCCGAAAGAGAGCGGGACCGAAGAGGAAAGTTCCCACCCTCCCGCGAAGAGCTGAAAGGAAAGCGACCCAGGGTTGAGCCTCTTCTCGCGTGAGAGGATTGACGCTGACCTTGAGTCCCCAGGTCTCCGCTTCGTAGTCGTAGACGGTCGTCTGCATTGTGTAGGGAGAAGTCGAGACAGCGACCACGTTGCCAGCGATAAGCTGAATAGAAGACTCTCGCGTCTCGCTCGCTGAAGGAATGGAAAGAGGATAGACGATCACAGGACACCCCGCTGAACTTGCTGATAGATCATGTCGTTAGTCTTCGACATGATGCGACGCTCCATCAGAGACATCGCAGACATCACGTCGGCGTGAACTCCTCTCTCTGCTCCGCGAGCATCGACGTTGATCGAGACTGCCTGCATCTTTGCGCCGCTTGAAGAGGGAACGCTCCGACGGTACTGAGCGCCAGAGGAGCCAGTCGAAGACATCTTCATATTTGACAGCTTGCTCGCGCCTGTTCCGCTGTAGACGCCTTTCTGAAGTGCGTCTTCGGTGTTTTCGTCGAAGTTAGTCTTGACGTTGATGGTCAAGTTCTTTTCCATGTTGTCTTCTATGCCGTCGAGCGTCTTCTTGAGACCCTCCGCGCCTTCGGACATCTCCTTCCACTGCTCGCGGAGCTTGTCGGAGTTGTTTTCCGTGTCTGCTACGATACCGCCCAGAGTCCTGTCGTTTGCTTTCTTCAAGTCTTCAAGTGAGTTGATCCCGCGCTGCGAGAGAGCTGTCATCAGCGCCGCGACCGCTTCAGGATCAGCGCCGTTCGCAAGGAGTTTCGCCTGCAAGTCCGCGAGACTCTTTCCTCCCGCTTCCATCGTTTCGATTGCGATGTCCTTCAGACCTTTCAGAGCTGCAATTCCTCGACCGCCGGAGCCGATGAACTCTTCCCAAGCGCCCCTTATGTTGCCAGTTGCGACGAGCCCCTCTCCGAAAGCCTGATTCAGAGAGTGCATCCCCTGTTCGACCTGAGCCCAGCTCATCTCTCCCGTTCGACCCGCCTCGATGAGAGCGTTCTGCATATCTTCAAGACTGACCCCAAGCTGCGCGACAAGAAGTCGAGCGTTGTCGATGTTTCCGTTCAGGTTAGTCGCAAGGAGGTATCCGAGCTGCGCTCCGACGTCTTCGGTGAGCCCAAGAACTTCCTCGAACGCCTGACCGAGCCCCTCGAAGAATCCCTTTGTCTCTTCGCCCATCGCGGCGAAGTTGTCGCCCCAGTTGCCGCCGTTGTCTCCTCCAGGGTTGAAGCGCCCAGTTCCTCCCTCGACGAAGTTGAGCCTCTTTGCGTCGAACATTCGCATCTTCCCTTCGGCATCGAAGAAAGATACTCGACTGAGCTTCTCGAAGCCCTCTTCGACGAAGTTCGCGAAAGCGTGTCTCGCTTTTGTTTCAGGATTCTGCGGTCCCCACTTGAACTGAGAGCCGATAGCCGCCCCGACAAGAGCGCCGATCTGCTGTCCTATCTGCGCTCCAGCGCCACCGCCGAAGATGCCTCCGATTGTGCCGCCGATAGTGCCGCCGACTGCTGCACCGGTTCCCGCGTTCGACTTGGATTGCTTGTCCCGTTCTTTAGCCGACAGGATGTCTCCCAGGACAGCGATTCCGGCTTGCGCGTATCCTGCGTAGCTTGCCGCCTGAGAGCCAGAGCTGCCGCTGTTGAACTTTCCGTCTGCCCCCCCTGGTCCTTGCATCCCTGCCGCGTGAGCCTGCTCTGTCGTCCAGCCTGCGCTTCCTGAATTGAACTGACCGTCTGCCCCTCCTGGTCCTTGTATGCCCTGAGCGTGAGCCGCTTCGGTCGACCCGCCATTGTACCAGTTCACCGCCTCTTTGATTCCAGCCTCGAAAAGCTGCGAGAACGTGTTCTGATTCTGTCCGTCGCTTGCGCCGCTTAGGTTCGGAAAGCTGCCCGAGCCGCCACCCCAGCCTGCGCTCGCTGTGCCTGTTGGGTTGCTCTGAAAGTATTGAATGATCCCCTTTCCGATAGCCTCCCCGACTCCTCCGAAAGTGCCGAGATTTGCGTTCAGCCCCCCCGTGAGCGACGCCATGATTTCGCTTAGAAAGCCCGACGCGAGCTGCTTCAGCCCGTCTTTCCAGTCGAACTCGCCAGGGTTGAAGAGGTTGTCGAAGACTCCGCGCCATTGGTTCACGGCTTCTTGGTGCTGAGCCTTGAGCTGCTGTCCGTGTCTCTGAAGCGCCTCTTTCATGCGCTCGTCGTAAGTCTTGACCGCGTCTCTCGCGTTAGCGTCAGCTAACTCGCCCAGCTCCGACTCGGTGAGCTTCTTTGCTGAGACCAGGTCGCTGTGCGCTGCGATGAAAGCGTCTCTCGTGTTTGAGTAGAGCTGAGCTTTCATCGTCTCGAAAGCTGCTGGATCGATGCGCTCGATTGCGCCCTCGATTCCGTCTTTGATGATGTCGACGTTTACGCGAGAGAGTTCCGAACTCAGAGCGCCTTCTTTGCCCTTACCTTTCCCGCCACCGCCGCCACTGCCGAGACCGTACTTTTTCATCCACTCTTGCTGTCGACGCGCATAGTCTTCAGCGATTTTCTCTTGTCTCTTTGCGAGAGCGTCGGCGTCTGCTTTTTCCTTTTCCGTGTAATCCTGTATGAGCTTCGTCTTGTCCTTGCGGACCTGTTCCAGCTCTGCTTCCCAGAGTGCCTTTTTCTGAGCTTGAACTTTTCCGAGATAATCTTTATCCCAGAGGTTGACGAGAGACCCTCCCGAGAACGCGCCCGTAAGTCCTGCAATGTCCGACTGTAGCTGTTGCTCCCTATCGCTCAGTCGAGCCGACTCCTTTGTGAACTTACCCTGATCGGTGATTCCATAAATATGATCGAGCCCCATTGCGAACTTCTCAAGTAAGCCGAGCGCGACCGGAAGAGCTTTTGTCGCTATACCAAGGAAGACTCCTTCGACTTGAGCGAGAGCCGCTCCGAACTTTTGCATCTCCTCCGGATTCGCTGCGACTCGAAGAGCCTGAAGCTGCGTCGCGAGGAGCGCGCTTCCGTCGACACCGATAGCGATGTTTTTTACCGCTTCAGACATCGCGTTCTTGAATACTGTGACCGAGTCGCCAGCCCCCAGAGATACAGGATCAAGATTGCTCAGAACGCTGCCGAGTTGTGAGAGAGCCTTCTGCGTTCCTTCAGCCTTTGACTTGACCTCTCCGATCTGAAAGCCGAACTCTTTGAGCCCCTGCGCTTTGCCGCTTGAGACGGCATCCATTAGCTGCCCGAAGACTTCGGTCGTGTTAAGGTCTTTCGCGTCAGCGATTCGCGCTGCTAGGTCTGCTAGGTCTGCGAGATGCTTGTTGAGGTTCGGAATACCCTTGATCAAGCCGTCGTTCGCTACCTTCATCAAGTCGAACTTTTCGATCAAGCCCTTCGTTCTCTCCGATGCACGATCAAGAGCGGAGCTGTCTCCTCCGAGCTTTTGAAAAGCTGATGCGATACCTGCTGCGCCATCTCCCGCGACAGCCAGTTCGAGGACGTTGTCGGAAAGTTTCTTGATTCCGTATGCCGCACCCGCAAAGACCGCGCCGCTGAAAGCGACTTTCAGGTTCCGTGAGATGCTGTTGACCTGCTTCTCGAAGCCGCCAAGAATCGACGCTGCCTTCGCCATGTCCGCAGAGAGCGACGCGACGTTCGCTGCGATGTCGATTTTGATTCCCGCGACTCTTCTTGCCATGCTCTGAGTTTACGCTCCCGACGGCTTTTCGCCTATACCGTCAGCAGCAGTCTTCGGCTTGTCTTTGTCGACCATCGCTCGGAAAAGCCCGAGAAGCTGCTTCGAGTTTGCTTTTTTCTTTTTGACTTTGTACTCCGGAAAGTCGTCAAAGACGTCGACGTTCTTCGCTCCGAGCGCTGACCTGATTGTCGCCGTGATGATTCCAGCTCGATAGTCTTCGCGCTTGATCTGCGCCTTGCGAGCGTCGATCAGAGCGCTGATTTTCGCCGGAGTCATCTTCCAGAACTCGTCTTCCCCGACGCCGCATTCGACGCGCATCCACGCCATCAGCTCGATCAGGTTGGTCTCGTCCTCAGACTGAAGAGCCTCTTCGGTCTCTTCGTCGTCATCTACGGCTTTTTTTTTGGTTCAGGTTGCGACTTCGTGACCGCTCTGCTGACCGTTGCCAAGATGTCCGGCATCTCCTCCCAACGAATCATCCCCTGGATGTTGTCGATTGCCGAGACGATGTCCTTTGCAGGAACTCCAGGCTCGTCCTTTCTCGCGTCAATCGGTGAGTGAAGACCAAGCGAAGGATCACCCTCGATCAGACCAGCCCAGACGAGGACTCCGACATGGTCTGGATCGGTGATATCCAATTCGCTCGCCTTCTTCCCGAGTATCGCTTTGACGCGAGAGAAGGATCGAACCGTGAAATAGAAAGGACGCTCGACACCGCCGAGCGTTATTGTCATGGCTGGATCAGCCTTTTCCACTGCTTGCATTTAATCGACTCCGTTTTCGATGTTTACTGACTAAGCGTTCGTGACTGCGCCGTCGACTGCCAGAGTGACCGAAATCGTCTGGAAGCCGTCGACAGGAGACTCGAAGCTGACTGATACATACGCGCCGAAAGTAAACTCCTCCGCGCCCGCGTCTGTCAAAACGAGCTTAAAGTTCTTCTTCGTCCCGTTCTTTGCCGCTGTTACGAGAGCCCCATGCTGAGTGTCGCTGCTATCGTAATAAGCTCGGAAGTTGAGCGCAGGTTTGTCGACGATACTTACGCGACGGATGATGTCTTCCGTCCCGTGATGACGCGCTTCGATGAACTGAGGAGCGAAGCCGCCGCCTGTTGGTCCTTCAAAGATGCAGTCGATGTTTGTGAAGACTTCGGGAGTTGCCCCGTCTCCGAGCTTTAATTGTGTTCCGTGTGCTGCTTGTGGGTTGCTCATCTGTCCTATGCCTCGTCATGGGTTAAAGCGACCTCGACTGGAACCGTGAAGAGCCCCGTGTCGAAATCATAATCGTCGAACTCATTTTGCACCTCTGCTCGGTGTATGACCAGACCCGCGACCGTTCCGGAGAAACCGCTCAGAGTGCTGCGAACGAGCTTCGCGAGATTCTTCGCGACCTGGATGTCCTTTCCGTAGCACCCGACCTCGAAGAAGCTCGTCAGCTTTCCGCTCGACTTAGTGTGACTGATAGCTGCTCCCTCAGTCGATACCCGCAGAAAGACGATAGCGGGAACCGGAGTCTTCTCCGGAAGGAATACCGGATAGATACGATTGCCGACGATAGCCGTGATCGCTGCGGTCGTTGAGAGCTTCTGAAAGAGCGCCTTCTCTATCATCCTTTCCCCTTCGCGATGTCTGCCTGCGCTTCGAGTGCCAGCTCTCGGAGGTCTTTGACGAACTCTTCGATAATCCCGTTCGAGTTCTTGTCGACTGCCCCTTTCATGATGTTGCGATCCTTTATCCTTCTGATGAACTTCTTGTCTGGTGCGTGTCCTGTTAGGTTCCAGCCCAGGTCGACCAGATGGAAGTGAGGAGCGACCCTCCCTCTGGCCGTGACGCCTCCGGAGAGATAGCCCGTCTTCTTGTTGAGTCGGAACTGCTTCTTGAGCGATTCCTTCATTTTGCCGGTCTTCCCGACCGGAGTCTGAGACTGAACATCAGCGAAGAGCTTTTCGACGCCCCCTTTTAGAGCCTTGCGAAAGCATTTCTGAAGCGTCTTGTCCGGAAGAGTCTTCAGGATTGCCGCGACTTCTGCGGTTCCCAGCGCCTTGATGTCGATGATCTGCCGGTCTCCAGTCTGAGCGCCGAAGGATGTCGCGTTCCCGAACGTGAAGCCGTATTTTGTAAACCTAGCCACGATGCACCCCCCGAAGCTCCAGCCCGTCGAAGTTCCGCGTGACTGAGACCGAGCGCAGCCCCTCGATTTTGTACGCCTTAGAGCGGAAGAGAACTCTGTCCGCGCTCGTCACGTCGCCCCGATGCCGTATCAGGAAGGTCGCGGGAGTCTCGAACTCTCCCTCTGTCTGCCTGCGCTGAGCCTCGGAGCCCATATCGAAAGAGACCTCCGCATAGACTCTCGCGAAAGTCGCCCAGCCCGTGATCTGCTCTCCAAGGTCGCCCCGAGTGACCGTCTTTCGCTGTAGCTCGATGACCTCCCTCATTCTGCCGAACTTCATCTTTTGCCACCTCAGAAGAACGAAATCACTCGATAAGGAGCCAGCAGAAAGTCGATGCTCATGGGTATTTCTGAAAGCTGTCCCGCGTTCACCAAGTCAGGATTCTCATAAAGATGCGCGACCAGGAGCTTGATCGCGTGTTTAATCGGAGCCGGAACTGTCGACGCCTCCGCTCCGTAGCCTGCGATGTAGGTGATTTCGACCGCGTTTGGTCTGTCGTCCTCAACGTCCTCCCAGTCTTCGCCCTCTCTCAAGAAGATGCGAGCCGGAGCTGAGATAGGATCAAGCCAGTATCGCGACGAAGCGAAGGTCTGCTGCACCCCGTCTTTGTCGTAGTATTTGATATGCGTGACGCTCTGAACTGGTGCCTGCGGTATGCGAAAGCCCCTCTCTTTCGGAAAGCGGTCGAGGTAAAGCCGCCAGGTCTGATTGATAAAGCTGCGTCGAGTGACGTTCTCGACTGTTACTCTCGCCGCAGTAGTAAGCGCCCAGAGAGCCGCGTCCTCGTCGTTATGCGTGACTCGAAGATGCTCTCTGACCTCTGCCAGAGAGACCGGTTCCGTCGCAGGCTCAGCGATAAGCTGCGCCCGAGTGTAAAGCAGCGGAGCAGGGTTCCGCTCGTATGACCGAAGGTCTGGAACTTTCGTCGTCACTTCTTCCCTTTGGTAAAGTGAGACGCGCCGAACGAACTACTATTCGACGCGTCTCTAGGTACTACAACAAACAACAACCTAAGCGCGAGTCGCAAGCTGAATGTATGGCGCAAGCGTAGCCGCACCATTCTTCGGAGTGAGAGCGCTCGCCCATGTTGGCTGTCCGTCGACGCGATAGGTGAACTTCAACACCTGCTCATCGTAGAGGAAGCGAACGTGAACGCTGCTCTGCATCGTGGTTCCACCCTTTTCAACAAGGATGTACTCGCTCATGTCGGCAAGAACTACATCGCCGACAGTACCCACCGCCGAACACTGCTCGACAGGAATAACCGGCAAGCCGAATAGCGTTGCGTATGGTGAGTTAGCGAACTGACCTGCTGGGAAGTATATTCCATTATTCCCAAGAGTAAGCCCGAAGAGCTGAGTCTCGACTGCCTGATTGATGAACCAGACTGCGTTCTGCCTGTTAGCGCCGAAGCATCTGGAATACATATTGAACAAGTTCTCCTTGTTCACTGTAGCAGCAGCCTGACCGGTCTCCTTTGCGACTGTCACGATGCCCGAGCCTGTAGCTGCTCGGATGCCTCGCGGTTTGCCGCTTCCGTCACCGTTAAGAACTGCCTCATCAAGCGCGAACGCCATCTCTTTCGCGAAGCTCTCCTCGACAAGAGACTGAAGAGCGCTCGTGTCGCTCGAAAGCTCGTCGGTGAGGTACATCGCAGCGCCTAGCTTGTAGAGCGAGAAGGACATCTGCCGGAAAGCAGGCTTGCTCGCAGTGTAAGCGTCAGCCTCCGCGAGCCAGTATGCACGAACGCCACCGAAGCGACTTCCGTCTGCCCTGCTCGTCTCGTTGACGACGTTGATCTTCAAGCCGTTCGAGCCAGCCGAAATCGGAATCCTGCGACAACGACTCGCAAGAACTCCCGAGTTGTAGACCCGAGTCAGAAGCTCATTTGCGAAGTCAGTGTCGACAAGGAATCCACCGTCTGCCGATACCTGCTCAGAAGCTCCGCTCGGAGTTCCGCGAGTCTCGCGAAGACGAGGATCGAAGCGCTTGCCTGGTGTGCCAGCGTCGACGACAGCCTTGAGGAAATCCCCCAAGCTGCCCCAGCGCTTGCCATCAGACCGCTTCTGCTCTGCCTGTACCGACTGAGTGTCGTCAGCAGCCTCATAAGCCCCAGCAGCAGCCGGAATCGAGCGCGACTCTTCTGCTCTGAACTGAGCCAGGATGCCCTCTTTCTCGATTCTCTGCGTGAGACTCTTCGCCTCTGCCTCGCGCTCGTTCCACTCGCGCTCTTCCTCAGTCGTGAAATCTCGCTTCTCTGCGTCAGCTCTGTCGGTAAGCGCTTGCATAGCAGCCACGACAGAAGCTCGCCGCTTCAAAAAGTCTTGTGTGCCCTTCATAATATCCCCATAAATTACAGATTAAAGCCCAGCCGCTAGGGACTGAAGCTCGACCGATAGCGGTCGAGGTTCCTTCAGTCTGAAGAGAGTCTTTCTTTTTGACGATACCCGCAGATCATTTTCGTGACGTCACGAAATAGGTCTCCCGATCAGGATGCTGACGCCAGCAGTCTGATCAGCCCCTCTTTCCCCTGCCAGCCTTCAGAAAGATGTTCCAGAGACCCGCCGTCGGGACGAAGAAGACCCAGCAGCCGGATGGAAGCACCTCGCAATAGACCTGTTCACCCCTGACCGTCTTCAGATACGCCGTCGGAGCGATTTGATAGGTCTCCGTCTGCAAGCCCGCTCCCTATAGTGACAGGAGCAGCCGAAGTCTCCTCTCGAAGCTCGCCCGCTTGCGTCGACTTTCTGCCTCCGCAGCCTGCTCGACAAGCTCTCTTTCTTTCCAGACCAGCTCTGCCGACGATAGATGCTCCGCTCGAAGCCCTGCGCTCGTTGCTGGGTATGCTGGGAAAGCGACCAGACTGACCTCAAACAAGTCGACGTCGAGCAGCTCCCGATATGCTCTGCCTCCCTTTGTCCCCCACTTGTCAGAGACCGTCTGAAAGCCGAAGGAGAAGCCGTCGACGACCCCTGAGCGCACCCACTCGACAGCCGTCCGACCGTCTTCGGTGTCGATAGGAGAAAGCTCGACGCGCAGCCCTCTTTCGTCTTCGCTCAAAGAGAGGTTTCCCGCCTTAGTTCTGCCAATGATTTTGCCGGTCTGGTGGTCGAGGAGCGCTCGAACGTCCTGACTCTCGCGAAGCGCCCGCTTAAAAGCCCCAGGTCTGATGACTTCGGTGAAGAAGCCCAGGTCGACGCTGTCGCTGTCGTACACCGCCGCATAGCCGGTGATGACGTCGCGAGCGTCTGCCCGCTGTTCCACTGTCAGACTGCCGCAAGCTCCTCGATATTCCCGTTCTTTGCTCATTGTATCCCCCTTTCCACGCTCGAAAGCAGCTCCGCGACCCGTTCTTCGACCGTTTTTGCCCCTTCTGAGTCCCATTTTCCAACGAAATCGCACAGGATTTCGTCCGTTCTGACCTCCGCTCTCGTGTCTCCGAGCGCCTGTAAATAGGCGAGAACTGCCGGTCTGAGCCCGTCGATAATGACTTTTTCCTGTGATTTTGCCGACTTTTTCGACCTTGAGACCCTGTCTGAGTACCTCTCGACGAGCTGCGAAAGCACCGGCTTCAGGAAAGTCGCGTCTCGCACCGCCGCCGGTTCCTCTGCGACCTGCTGATCTGTCGCTGCGTCGACCATATTGAGCGGGACGAGGTACTGTTGACCCGCTCCGTCGGGAAGAGGTTCCATGTTTTCGAGCTTTCTGACGTCGTCAGCCGAGAGCCATCCCCACTGACGCCCGATAGAGTATGCCGAGTAGCGACTTTGGATGTCTCCGCGCAGAAGCCCGTCGACCAAGAACTCGCAATAATGAGTCCTCCGCTCCGTCTCGTCGAGGAGCCTCGTCGCTATCGCCTGCTCCCACCGTCTGAGCCAGGGAAGGAGCGTGTGCTGCACGAACTCAAGAGACTGATGCTCGATGTTTGAGAAAGTTGCCCGCTCCAAGTGTCCGATCAAGTGCGGAGGGACTCGGAAAATCCTTGCGACCTCTTCGATCTGGAACTTCCGGCTTTCGATGAACTGCGTGTCCTGATTCGACACCCCGACCCGCTGCCACTGCATCCCCTCTTCGAGAATCGCGACTTTGTGCGCATTCTTCAGCCCTGCGTGAGCCTGCTGCCAGCTTTCTTTCAGCCGTTTGTGACTGTCGTCGGAGAGCTTCCCAGGATGTTGCAGGATTCCTCCAGGCTTCGCGTCGTTCGCGAAGACCCGAGCGCCGAACTCCTCCGCTGCGAGCGCAAGCCCGACAGCCGTTCTCGCGTAAGTTATGGGACTGACTCCGACCAGCCCGTCAGTCGCAAGCCCCTTCAGATGGAAGATGTCCGTGTCTGCGTAGCGTAGAAGCTGCCCAGTTCTGTCTCTGAACTCGTAGACGACTTCTCCCGTGTCCTGAAGTCGAGGAGTCACCCTCGTCGGATTGAGAGGAACAAGCTCCGAGACCTCTCCGCGCCCGTTGTAGACCTTGAGCGCGTAGCCGTTACCGCGAAGAAGACAGTGAGCCATCAGCATTTCGCGGAACTCGAACGCGGTCTGATAGCGGTTCGGCTTCGTCTGCATAAGCTGATAGGTCGAAAGAGAGACGTCGCGCTCTCTTCCTGTAGCCGTTCGGCGATAGACTATGAAAGGAAGCCCAGCGACGGTCTCTGCCAGGACTCTGACGCAAGCCAGGACAGCCGTCGAAGTGATCGCCGTGTCTGGTGTGACGGTAGTTCCCGCAGCCGTTTCCCCTCCGAAGAAGGAAAGCCAGTCGCTTGAAGACTCGAAATATCGTTTTTCAGGTTTTAACCACTTGAGCAGTCGCATCTCGCCCTCGAAGACGTTTAGACCCCATCTTAAAGCAGCGGAGCCGTTCCCCATATACCCGCAGACCTAAAGCATCAGCAGCCCTCGCTCCTGGTAGACTGAAGGTCCGGTCTGCGGTCTGCTGATAGCCACCCCGAGCGCGTTGACGAGAGCGACGACACCGTCGATCTTCTCTTTCGAGCGCCTCTTCGACGGCTTTATATTGCCCGCCGCATCCTGCTCGACTGCCACGTTCGAGACCATCCACCGGAAGACAGGACAGCCGACGTGATGAATCTTCTCGCTCAGTATCAGAGCGTTCAGCTCTTTCATCGGAGCAGACATCGAAGCGAAGCCCTGACCAAAGAAAGCGACCTCGAAGTCGTCGCCCTGAAGCTGAGTCGCAAGCTGAGTCGCGTTCCAGCGGTCGATGACGATCTGCGTGATCTTGAAGCGCTCGCGCCAGCCCGCGAAAGCCTTTCGGATGAAATCATAGTCGCAGACCGCCCCTGGTGTTGTCTGAATGAATCCCTGCTGAGTCCAGACGTCATAAGAGACGCGGTCTCTCTTCGTTCTGAGCGCGACTGTGTCCTTCGGGACGAAGAACTGAGGAAGCATCCGATAGCTGCCATCCCCCCACGGGAATAGGAGAGTGACAGCCGTCACGTCGGTCGTCGTCGCAAGGTCGACTCCTGCGATACACTCGCGCCCCTCCAGCTCTTCGAGCTTGAAATCGCGTCGGCAAGCGTCCCACTTTTCGATAGGAAGCCAGCGAGAATCCTGCTCCGTCCAGATGTTTAAGTGCAAGCGCTTGAAGGTATTCTCGTATGCGACGACTTCGCTCGCCTTGAGTGCCTGCTCTTTCAAGTATGCCGGTTGAACCGTGACCCCGTAGTTCGGATTCGCCTTCCTCCAGGTCGATTCGAGCTTCCAGTCGTCTGTAGGTTCTGCTGCAAAGACGACCCCAAGGAAGGAAGGATCGCGGATGATTCCCTTCGAGACCTTCTCCGCGTAGTCGTGGTACTCCCAGCAGATTGAGTTCTTGTCGTAGCCCGCAGTCGTGAGGAAAATCGTCATAGGTTGCTGACGATACGCCATCGAAGTCGTGAGAACGTCTGTCAGCTCTCGATTCGGTTGCGCGTGAAGCTCGTCGATGACGACCGCGCTCAAGTTTGCGCCGTGTTTCGTGTTAGCCTCCGCGCTGATGACTTTGTAGGTCGAAGCGGTCGAGTGAACGACCAGAGAGCGCTTGAAGATTTCGATTCGGTTCTTGAGCTTAGGGTTAGCGAGAACCATCTGCTTCGCGGTCTCGAAGACGATAGCTGCCTGATCTGTGTCTGCCGCAGCCGACATCACCTCCGCGCCGACCTCTCCGTCAGCGTCCAGAAGGTAGAGAGCCAGCCCCGAGCCGAAAGCGCTCTTCCCGTTCTTTCGCGGTATCTCCAGATAGAGAGTCCTGTATTTCCGCAAGCCGGTCTCCCTCGATTTCCACCCGAAGAGTCGCCGGAGGAGCTTTCGCTGCCAGCGCTGAAGGATGAAAGGTTGCCCCGCTGCCTCTCCCTTCGAGTGAACCAGCTCCCGCTCGAAGAAGCGCACGACTCGCGCCGCCGCTTTCTTGTCGAAGAAGTACCCCTCGAAGTCTCTCTTTCGCTCGCTAATACTCATCATCGTCGTCGCCATAAGGATCAAGCACCTTCTCCGGCTTGTCAGTTGTGAGGAGCGCGACCATCCTGACGCGACTTGCAGGAGTCATCCCGAATTCGCGCTCCAGTCGAAGCAGTCGGTCGAGCGCCCTGTCCCTGACTGCCACCCAAGGATTCGGGACGAAATAGCTGAACTGCCCTTTCGCGTCCTTGACCGGAAAGACGAACTTCCCTCCGATCTCCGAGTCTGCTTTTCGGTATTCGAGCAGCAGTCGGATGTAGCGATTGAACGCCTCGACATCGACCGCCGTCATCAAACCGCAGTTGATTAGCTCCTTGCTGAGCGCTGAAAAGACGCGCTTCCCCTCTTCCGGAAGGTCTTCCGGAGGTTCGATCTTCGTCAGCTTCGACGGCTTCGGTTCGTTGCGATTGATCGGAAGTCTTCCAGGGTTGCCCTCTAGGATTCTGACCGCTGTCGGCTTTGGTGGTGGTCCTCGTAAACCCATAAATCATCTAATGTTTTACCTGACGAGACCCCCCTCCCGTCAAAACCCTCGAACGCGTGTAAAAGGC